ACAGCAGCTGCGCTGGTAGACTTATCCACAGTTGCTGGTAACAAAATCAGCAATCCGCCCTGGGTCAAATTTCAATCGGCAGGGTGGGTCAATTTTCCATCAGCGCCAACAAGCCTGGAAAGCGCTCGGATTGAGCGAGTCAGAAATAACCGAAGCTGACCGGGCGTCTATGGATGGTCAGATTGCCGGCACGACGACTTATCAGTCCTGGCTCAAATCGAAATCTGCCGCGTTTCAGGATGACATCCTCGGGCCGACCAAGGGCAAGCTGTTCCGTGAGGGCGGGCTCACGCTGGATCGGTTCGTTGACTCGCGAGGGCGTGAATACACCCTCGATGAACTCAGAAAGCGCGATGCTGCTGCTTTCGAGAGAGTTGGGCTATGATGGCCCAATGACTGAAAAGCCCCGATTTACCGTCATCGACGGCACCGCTACAGACGAAACGCCGCGCATCAAGGCTGAGAAGCTGAAGAAGGCGCGGCCCGATGCTGCGTACCTGCTCAACTGCCATAGGTGCGGCAGTTCGAGCGTCGTCGAGGTCAAGACCGGGATGATCGTAAAGAATGGCAAGCCACAAGGCGGCTCCAAGCAGCTCCTGTGCGCCTTCTGCCTAATGAAAGGGCAGCACGTAGTTTTGGCCTAGACCGCCAGAGCAACACCCAAGACCCGGCCAAGCGCCGGGTTTTCCATTTCTAGAGCCTCGCCATCGTGCGGGGCTTTTTCGTTTGCGGCCGCGCCGCATCAATCCCCTGCGGGGTAGGAGACACGCATGACCTTGGAAGAACTGTTGGCCCAATCGGTGACCGATGAAGCCCAGCGCAGCCAGCTGCTCAACGCGATCAAGCAAGACCGTGCCGGCCTTGAAACAAACAAGCAGCAGATCCTCGACGAACTGAAGGAAGAGCGCAAGGCTCGCCAGCAGCAGGCCGACAAGCTCAAAGAGTTCGACGGCATCGACCCTGCTCAAGTTCGCGCCATCATGGGCCGCTTCGAAAATGACGAGGAGGCGAAGCTGATCGCTGAGGGTAAAACCCAAGAGGTCATCGAGCGCAAGATCGAGAAGGTGAACGCGCAGCACAAGGCCGCATTGGAAAGTAATGCAAAGCGCGTCGCTGAGCTGGAAGCCGCTCTGGCGGAGCGTGACGCCAAGCTGTCCGAGATCATGATCGACAACGCCGCCATTCAGGCCGCTAGCGAGTTCGGAATCGAAGGCGAAGGCAAGCTCAAGATCATCACGATGCTGGCCCGCCAGGCGTTCAAGGTCGAGGACGGCCAGCCAATCATGCGCGACGCAGACGGCCAGATCATTACCGGCGAGAAGGGTCCGATCACCCAGAAGGAGTGGATCGACCGCATCGTTCGCCAAGAACACGGCTATCTCCTGCCTACCGCCAAAGGTGTTGGCTCGCAGGGCGGCAAGCAAGGCGCCCAAATCGCAAGCAACCCATTCAAGAAAGACTCGCTGAATCTGACCGAACAGGCCCGCATTCAGCGTGAGAACCCGCAACTGGCCGCGCGCCTCAAGTCCGAGGCAGCGGCCTAGTAAATCCCCGGTGCTGGCGGCTGCGCTGCCGACCGCAACCCTATCGGCTGCGCCGACCCTGAAACCAAACAAACCCCGCCAATACTGGAGAATTTCCCATGGCTGACACCAAAATCTCGGACGTAATCGTTCCTGAGGTATTCAACCCCTATGTCTGGAACCTGACCCGAGAACTGACCCTACTCCGCATGGGCGGCATCGTGTCCAACGATGCGGAGCTTGACCGCCTGGCATCGACTGGCGGCAACACCCTCAACATGCCGTTCTGGAACGACCTGACCGGCGCTGATGAGGTGCTGGACGATTCCGCGCCGCTTACCCCTGAGGCTATCACTGCTGGCCAGGACGTTGCTGTCCTGCATCTGCGCGGTAAGGCATGGGCCGTCAACGACCTCGCCGCTGCGCTGGCTGGCGATGATCCGATGCGCGGCGTAGCCGATCTGGTCGCCGGCTACTGGGCTCGCCAGCAGCAGAAGACCCTGATCTCCTCGCTGCGTGGCGTGTTCGCTGACAACGTGGCCAACGATGCAAGCGACATGGTGCACGACGTGTCTGCAGTCGTCGGCGACGGCGCCAAGTTCAGCGCAGAGGCTTATCTGGATGCCGAGGCGACCTTTGGCGATGCCATCGGCCAGGTTGCTGGCGTGGCTGTGCACAGCGTCATCTACAACGCCATGCGCAAACAGAACCTGATCGACTTCCTGCCTGACTCCGAAGGCAAGCCGACCATTGCCGTCTACATGGGCAAGCGCGTGCTGGTCGATGACGGTATGCCGGTAAGCGGCTCCGGCGCTGATCGCGTGTTCACCAGCTACTTGTTCGGTGATGGCGCTATCGGTTACGGCGAGGGCGCTCCAAAGGTCCCCACCGAAACCGACCGCGACTCGCTGGCTGGTATCGAGTACCTGATCACTCGCCGCCACTTCCTGATGCATCCGCGCGGCATCCGCTGGCTGGGCGGTTCGGTTGCAGGCGCTGCGCCGTCCAACACCGAACTGGCTGCCGCTGTGAACTGGAACCGCGTTTACGACCGCAAGCAGATCCGTATCGCCAGCCTGGTTTCCAAGGCCTGACCGGACGGGGCGGCCTTCGGGTCGCCCCATTAGGAGGATGTGATGGGACTTGCAGCACACAACGCGCGGCGCCGGAAAGAAGCGAAAGCCGCAAAAGCCGAGCAGGCAAAGACCGAGCAGGCCGAGCAGAAGAAGCCGGCTCCAAAGCCGAAAGCCGCAAAAGCCGAGGACTGATACATGACCGACTTCATCACTGTTGCCGATGTGGATGCCCTGCTTGGTCCTGACTGGGCTGGCACTGGTGATGCGGTCCTTGCTGTGACCATGGCCAACGCCTGGTTGACGGCCAAGATAACGCGACCTGTGCCTGACCCGGCACCTGGCGAGATCAAGCTGGCAGGGGCGCAGGTGGCAAAAGAGGCGGCGGCCGGAAGGCTGTTCACCGCCGAAGATCGAGAGGTTGTCAGCACGAGCGTTACCGCTGGACCGGTCACCAGCTCGAAGAGCTACGCGAAGGGCGCAAAGGCTATTTCTGCCGCAGAATCGTTCGCCCTGGCATTGCTTGTACCGTGGACCAGGCGGCAGGCCGTCCAGATGCTGAAGAGGACGTGACATGGCGCTACGCGACGAGATCCTAGCAGGTGCTGCTGAGGCGCTGGCTGTCGTCGAAGAGATCGGCGAAACCATCACCCTGACCCTCGAGCAGGCCGGCGGCTACGACCCTGTGACTGGTTCCGTCACGCCGGGGCAGACGCTAACCCAGACCGCGAAAGCAATCCTCGACAACTACACCCTGCAGTCATCCGGCACGCAGTACGCGGATGGCTCGATGATCCTGCGCGACGACAAGAAGATATTCTTCGGCGCTGCTGGCCTTGAATGGCCGCCAACGCTGGAGACGACGATCACCGCAGCCGGCCAGGTGTGGACAGTAGTTGCCGTCTCCACGCTCAATCCGACCGGCGATGTGCTGGCCTACGAACTGCAAGTGAGGCGCTAATGGCCTTCTCAGACGATATACGCCGCTTCACCACGAAGACGACCGAGGCGCACAACAAGATCGCCCGCGTGGCCACGCTCGAGCTTTTCAGTGGGGTCATCAAGGCTACGCCTGTGAAGCACGGCAGGGCAAGAGGCGGCTGGACTACCTCTGTTGGCGCCCCTGCTGCATCGCCTGAGCGGCTTGACCCTTCCGGCAGCTCTGCCGTCTCCGAGGTTGTCGAGAAAACCCCTGAAGGGGCCGGTCAGGTCACTTACCTGTCAAACGACCTTCCGTACATCATGGCCTTGGAAGAAGGTAGCTCCACGCAAGCGCCCGAAGGGATGGTCCGCAAGAACATGGACCGCGTGCAGCGCATGGTCGAAACCGCCATCCGAAAGAACAAGGTCTGACCTTCCGCAAATTAAAGAACCCCGCCATCGAGCGGGGTTTTTCGTTTCTGGCCGCAGCTAGGAGGCATCCGAAAGCGCTTTCCCTGGAGCGTTGCTGCGGCCGATCTATTCCGGGGCTATTGCAGGGGATACCCATGAACAACGTCATTCCGTTCCACTATCAGGGCCAGCCGGTGCGCTTCAATAGCGATGGCTGGATCAATGCAACCGAGATCGCCGCGCGAGAAGGCCGCAGGCTTGATAAATGGCTCGGCACTCAAGAGACGCAGGAATACATCGCGGCATTGGCGCGGCATCTAAATACCCCCGAAAAGGGGGATTTGATTCGCGGTCAGAGAGGGCGAGGCGGCGGCACCTGGCTGCACCCGAAACTGGCCATGGCGTTCGCTCGCTGGATATCTCCTGACTTTGCCGTATGGGCTGACCTTCACATAGACGCGCTGCTACGTGGCGAGCTGACTGAAAAGCAGCAGTTCGACCGAGCGTGCAAGGCGCTTGATGATCAAAACGAGCGTGGGAGCATGGCAGGCCGCGAGCTGGCGAAGCACCGCTGGGTTAAGCCCGGGATGATCGCTCAGGTCGAGCACTGGCGCGAGCAGCTGCAGATGACGCTAGGTTTGGAGGCGGCATGAGCGAAACAAAGATCAGCGGCGCGCTCGTCTCTGCCTACCTAGCTTCCGGCGTCATGCCTCAGGCGCGCACAGCGTTTGAGGGCGTCAAGTTCGAACCTGTCACTGGCCAGAGCTGGGCGCGACTGACCGACCTACCAAGCGGAAGAGAGCCAGTTGCGTTCGGTGGCGCGAATCCAGTTGAGAGAACCGGTGTCCTTCAGGTCGATCTGTTCCATCCCATAAACAGCGGTACCGACTCTGTTCTGGCCGACGCTGACAAGGCGCTGAGCTTCTACACCCCCGGCAAGCGGCTCGATTACCAGGGGCAGAAGGTGCTGATCCGCAAGGCTGAGCGCTCAAAGCTTCGCACTGAGCAGGTCTGGCAGTCGGTGGCAATCTCGGTTTTTTATACAGCTTGGATATATCCAGACTGACACACAGAACACCCACCAACACCCCGCCATGTGCGGGGTTTTTCGTTAGAGGACCCCACACATGGGTAACAACGCCAACGGCTCGGCCGTACAGCTCTATTACATCGAGGAGGTCGCCGGCGCAATTCCCGCCGTGGCGCCTGAGTTTAAGCCGATCCGCTATGTGTCTCAGGGGCTGACCCCGAACATCCAGCAGATCGACACCAACGAGATGAACCAGAATCGCCAGAAGGCTACAAGCCGGGGCGGCACCTACAGCGTTGCCGGTGAGATCGCGGCCGAGATGTCCTTTGGCTCGTTCGATGACCTGATCCAGGCGGCCATGCAAGGCACTTGGACCGCTGACGTGCTCACCATCGGCAAGGTTGAGCGATCCTTCGCCATCGTCGAGCGGCACACGGACATTGACGTGGACTACGTCTACCGCGGCTGCCGTATCAGCACGATGGGCATCAGCGTTCCGCTGAACGCGCCGGTTGGGCTCACCTTCGGCGTGATGGGCACCGAGGCGGAAGCCTTCACGATGCCGGGTGACGCGACGTTCGCGGCAGCCACCACAACCGAGATCATGGTCACGACCAATATCGCCCTGACTGAAGCAGGTGCTGAACTGGCCTACGCGACGGAGTGGAGCGCCACGCTCGACAACGGCATGGAGCCGATCTTCGCGCTGGGCAGCCGCTCGGCTTACAACATCGCAAACGGCATCGCGACTGTAACCGGCAGTATGAGCGCCTATCTGATCGATGGCGTGCTGTGGGGCAAGGTGCTCAACGAAGAGCTGACCACGCACAAGATTGAGCTGGTCGAGGGCGTTCAAAAGTACACCATTGAATTGCCGCGCGTGCGTTACACCCAGGGCCAGAAACAAGTCTCCGGCCCAGGCGCGATCATCCCGAGCTACACGCTCAGCGCGGGCTATGACGGCGCAGCCGGCACCACGATGAAGATCACCCGAACCGCAGCCTAACCATTCAGCCCCGCCAAGTGCGGGGCTTTGCTTTTCTGGAGTTAACGCATGTCCACCAAGACCAAAACCCAGCCGTTTAACCTCGCTGATTTCTTCACCGTCCCGCAGGCGTCCGAAGGCAAGTTGCTGCCCCTGAAAAAGCCAGACGGCACCGCTACCGAGTACCACCTGACCGTGATTGGCGCCGACGCCCCGGCTGCCAAGCAGGCGTTGCTCGCGGCTACGCGCATCATTCGTGACGAGCGCAACGACAAGATGAGCGACGAAGAAAAGATGGCCGTGAGCGAGCGCGCTAGCCTGCAGTTCCGAGTTGCGCTGGTGACCGGCTGGAACCTGCCTGTTGAGTTCAACAAGGAAGCCGTAACCGAGTTGCTGACCAACAACCCCGGCCTGGCTCAAGATGTCGAGCAGTTCAGCGGAGACCGCAGCCGTTTTTTCGCGAGCGTGCTGGTGGCCTGATCGAGCACTTCGAGGCTGACGTGAAACTGCGTGTCGTTGCGCCAGGCTCCCAGGCTTCCGTCAAGGAGCACCTGACCAAGGTATGGCAGCAGACCGGGCACAAGCCAAAGGAGCTGGACATTGCGCCGGCTCCGGAGGGCATGGGTTATCTGATAGGTCTGTTCTGGGACTGCAAGCGCTCGGCTGAGCCGCTGACGTACGGCGAGGTCGAGGCCTGGTCACGGCTCACCGGACAGGCTCTCAGTCCTGATGAGGTGTGGTGCCTGATGCGGCTGGATGACGCGCATGGGCGTGCAGTTCGGAGCTAATCTGGACTGCTCGCCGCGCTCGAGGTGATGCGGTCGAAGTGAGGCGCCGCGGGCGCTAACCATATTGAGAGGTAGGTATGTGTATAAGACTATCTAGCCCGCGCAAGCTGGTATTGCGAGCGGGGCTGAACGGAGAGGTTTCGCTACACGATGCGGCGACCGGTGACGTTCTCGCAGGTCAGCACAAGGTTGAGATGTTGCAAGAGCCTGGGCGGCCGGCAAGGCTGGTAGTGACTTTCGAAATCGGTTATGACGTAAGCCTTGGCGATCGAGCGCGAATTACCGGAAAGAGCGAGAGCGGTCCGGATCTGGAAATCACCGGCCCGTCGCGCATCTATAGTGCTAGCGAGACGGCGGCTTTGCTTGGGCGTCAAGCAGACGCCTCCGCGATGGAGGCGCTGCGCTCAATTGCTAAGCACACCAGCAGACTAGCTGAGTGCGCTAGCCTGATGAATGCCGGAACTGAAGTTACCGCTTGAGCTAGAGCGGGCCCTTGGAGCCGGCTAGTGCGACGTATGAGTTCAGCTTGCGAATAAGTATCTCGTGCTGCCGTTCCTCGAAGGCGTCTTCTGGCTGAGGAATTATCGCTGCTAGCGCATCTCGGAATTTCTCGGCATCGAAACCATCCATGGTCTTCATCGTGGCAATTAGCGCCATGATCGCCAGGTCGTGGGCGATGAAACCCGCCGAAGCGGCAGCTCCAATATCTTGTTCGTCAAACTTGTCTTGCACGTTGACCTCCTTGGTCGTGTTGCGCCACACAGCGCCGTCGAACGCTATCACTGCGCCACCATCAACGGAGCTGATCATCCATCCACCCATCGCGGCATGCCACTAACAACGGCGGCTAACAGGTAGCTGCTCCAACAACTACGCCGGCTGCTTCTAGATTTTCGTTGTCTTCAATGAGATCAGCCCACTCAAGCAGCTCGGCACGTTTTGCATCAGATATAAGCGGCATTCCGCGAGCGGGGAGAGGGTATGGGAAAGGCGCAAAGTTGTTCCAGGCTTTCACGCCATCAAAGCCGGCATGACTAGCAAACTCCTCAAAGGCGTCTCGCACCTCGTTGTACCGGGCAATATCTTTGACAGGGGATGCGGCGCTACTGCGTACTCTGGATGCCATGCGCTTGTGAAGTGGTTGAGGCGTGGTCATAAGCTACCCGGTCGACTCCTTAGCCAGGAGCAAAAGCACAAAAGGACATTTCGTTGCCTGCTGGGCCTGGCTGGCTGAGACTTAGCGAGGGCTAAAGGTCATCAAACCTTATCCATATGCGCTCCGGGCCGTCCCATTCGACGTCGTAGCCAGCGTCGGCGAGCCAGTCGCTAAATGTTGAGATGAGCTGTTCAGTATCAGTCTGAGGGAGCGCATCAAGCTCTAGGTCGTCCAGTTCGATACCAGCTGTTGAGTGCCCAAGACTTATAGCTCTGTTGATTCCTTCGATGATCCGTCTCTTGACGATTCCCGGAATGCTTTGCCGCGCTTCAGTGGATATCTCTTTGGCTTTGACTGCTGGAATAAGCTCGTCAGCGGCCTCGCCGCTCAGCAGCGCAAGCTCCAGCCGCGCAATGATCTCAGCATTGATTGATCGGCGGCTGGCTTCTGCCTCGCGGTCAATGCGGGCTTTGAGCTCTGCAGGCAGGCGTAACTTGAATTGGGGGTCGTCTCTACTCATTTTTGAATATTGAACCACGGTGGTGTTGACGGCAATGGAACCACGGTGGTTTAATCGCTTCACAGGGACCACGGTGGTTCAAATAAGGAGGCGACATGAAAGTACGAGAGATGCCACAGCTCGTAATTAGAACCAAGCCAAGCATTAAGGAATGGGTGGAGCGGAAGGCCGAAAAAGAGGAGCGAAGCCAAAACTGGCTGATAGGCAAGATCCTGGAAGAGGCAATGCATCGTGACGAGCAATTGCAGCAGGCATAAAAAAGCCCCGGCGTGCAGGCCAGGGCTTCGGGTAACGCGATTAACTTGGAGATCAATCACATGACGAATAAAATACCACAGCTTTAACTTGTGTCACCCCTGAAAGCATGCCAGCTATCGCCCATGGTGGTCGCCCGGTTGTCACGACTGCGCTGCTTGCAAGGCTGTACGGCACTGAGGCTAAGCGAATCCAGAACAACTATATGCGCAATGCAACCCGCTTCGAGCAAGGCAAGCACTTCTTCAAGGTGGAAGGAAAAGAGCTTGCTGATTTGCGACCCTCTTTGGGAGGGTCGCAGATTTCCGCCAAGGCCCGCAGCCTCATGTTATGGACTGAGCGCGGCGCGGCGAGACACGCCAAGATGCTTGAAACTAACGAGGCGTGGGATGTGTTCGAGAAGCTGGAGGACTGTTATTTCGCAAAGCCGGAAAACCAGACTCCGGTGCTGCAGCACGCCGGGCTAACGCCAGCACAGCAGCGCCACGTTCAGAACCGTGTAGCCGAGCTAGCCGGCCGGGACCGTGCAAAGTTCGCCAGCATTTATCGTGGCATCAAAGATCGGTTCATGGTTGGCTCCTACAAGGATGTGCCAGAGGCGGAATATCCCGCGCTCTGTATGATGCTGATGTGTGAGCCGCTTGATGGCGAATGGATCGCAAGCGCCAAGGAAGGAGGCCTGCATCTGTCGGAGCGCGAAGTCCAAGCGCTCTACCTAATGATGAGCCACTACCACAGCGCAAAGGATCACGCAGACAAGGCCGGTATCTACGCCATCGCCAAACTGACCGAATCCCATCCGCTAATGAACTTCTACGAACACTTCCGTGACATTGGAATCGGCTTCCGCTGTCTCGATGAGCGCCGCGCGGAGATTTACCGGCTCTACAGCAGCCAAGGTCTTCGGGGTGGCTATGCAATGGAGAGGTCGGCATGAGCAAAATCGTCCCGCTTTTTCAGGCGAATGAAGCGAATCGAGTCACGCCGGAGATGATCGCAATTCAGCGAATCAATAGCGGTAAGTGCAGGCCGGTGTCTGCGCTCCTTGCTACCGATCAGCTGGAGCGCGCACAGCTCAGATTGCAAATGCTGATGGAAATTGGCGAGGCTCTGAATGCGCTGCCGGACGAAGTGCAGATGCGGCTTGAGGTGCTCGGCGTCGATGGTTCTGCCGTGTTTGATTACGCATTCAGTGCCCACTTCGAGCTGAGCGTTGCCGAGCAGACGATGCGGCTGTTAACCGCCGCGTTCCCGGCCGATCCGATCCACTAGCAGGCGACTCAACACCGGCCACGGACGGCCAGTCAACGAACACAATGAGGAAAAACATGACGGACTTTTCTGATTTGCGAGCCTCTTTCGCTAAGTACAGCAAAGCAAAGGAAGCGTATCGGGAGGACCTTGAGCAGCGATCAATCGAGCTGTTCAACGGTTTTGCTCGCCACCTGGCGCCGGAGCAGCCGAACTTCCGTGGTCCCGATGGAAAGCTCCGGCCCTACATCGAGGTTGGCAAGGAAGGGCTTGGCACGTTTGAGCCTGTGCGGCGAGCGGAAGAACTGCAGAGCAATGGCAAGGCGCTGGAAGTTCTGATCCGGGTTTCGCTGGACGACGACCCGGACAGCTTCCCGAAGGAGACCTTCACCTTCCGCATCGAGCTATCGAAAGCCGAGGGCAAGTACCACGTCCGGCTTGGCGGCGATGCCAGCGGGCGATGCCTGAAGGTTCCCGCGTCTGCTGGGCTTGAGGGTCAAACCGACCTGTTCGAGGCCATGGCTGCCGAGATTCAGCAGTACCTGGACCCCGATAAATTCAAATAGGCAGGTTCTCATGAAGCGAGATTGGGAGTTGGTAAGGCAGATTCTGATAGCCGTCGAGGCGCTTGAATCGCACGGGCAGGTTGTGCGGTCTAGCGCAATCGAAGGCTATGACCCCGAGCTGGTTGCCTACCACATCCACATGCTCATTGAGTCCGGCCTGATTGACGGCACATGCAGCCGCTCGATAAACGGCCCGCGCCAATGCGTGGCCCGCGAACTGACCTGGCCTGGGCATGAGTTCCTTGACCAGATTCGTTCGCAAAAGGTCTGGAGCCGCACCCTCGGCCTGATCCGCGAGAAGGGGCTTGATTTGTCGTTCGAGACAATCAAGGCCGCGGCCGGAACTGTCGTGACAAGTCTGCTCAGCTAAAAGCCCGTACTTCACCAGAACCCAGCCCGGCTGGGTTTCTGTGCTGGCCCCAGTCAAGCGGGAGGGTAGGTGATAGCGAAGAGCCACGCAGGCATCTCGAAGCACCTGTTATGAAATCCGAATAGCAGATGATTGCCAACCGCGGCCAAGTGCGGACATAATCGGTTTGTCAAATCGATTCCTACCCGAACGCCGCAAGGCCTCGGGTTTTTGCATATGCCAGGAGGGAAACCAATGAGCAAGCTCTCGTCAGCGGCCGTACTGTCAGCCGCTATGGGTCTTCTTGTTGGCTACAACGGCATTGCCGCTGCACCCCACGAGCAAGCAGGCTCAGGCTCGCGTGTGTATCAAGCACAGGCCGGGCATGAGCATGAGGTCGCTGAGATTAGCCGGCTTATCCGAGGCTTCATCCGTACAGCTGTCGAGATGGAGCAAGAATACCGCGCTTTCGTCAGGAAGCTTACCGGCCAGAGTACCGATTATCTTGTCGGCGTTTTCAATGACGACCGGATAGCGGAACTGAGCGACATGCTTACAGAGCTACGAGGTGCTGAGGTGGCTCTCAAAAATGTCGAGGCCGCAGGCAATATTCCTTCCGAGCTTGCTGATCTTCACCTTGAAGCTCGTCGCGCTCTTGCCCGAGGCCGCTCGTGGGTTGCACAACTACATCACCTGGCTCTTCAAACAAAAGCGCCGACTATGGTTGTTGAGGGCCGAACGGACCCAGCGGCAATCCGTGCTCTTGCTGATTACACAACATCGAAGCTGGTCCGCTTAGCGAACGCTTAAGTGACCCCTGTAACCGCATTTATCCATCCCGATTCGGAAAGGCTGTTCTTTGATGAGCCGCTGAAGGATTTTCCGCGCTTGCGGGTAAATCTTCTTGATGACTTTATTCAGTATAAGGCCACTGATTTTCAGATCAGCTACTTTGGTAGGGACGCAGCATATACCCAGCCATTTCAGGCACTTCGCGCACAGATGTCACATATCCACCTGTGTCTCCCGCCTAAAACATTTCCTCGGGATCTGCCGAGGAACGACCGAACCTGCAAGAAAAACCAGCCAGACCGTGATGCGGCACTTGTCTACGTGCGCGGCCTGCTTGAGGAAAACCGGTATTGCCTTCTTGGTGTTCTTTACCCCGACGCGCATGCAAAGGCGAGGGAGGAAAAGGTGATGCGCTATCTGGCGCGCCTCGCCCAGGCGTTCCGAGACGAATACTGAAGCCCCTCCTAGCGAGGGGCTTTCTGTTTCAGCCCCGGCTGGCCATCTGCTACATTGGCCCTTTCTGAAAGGGAGGGGTGGGGATGCGAGCAATTGCGGTTGTTGGGCTTGCACTTGTTTTGGCGGGGTGTGCTAGTAGCGCCCCAAACTATTCACAATTTCCGGACGATGCGCGGAAAAAAGCTCTAGATGAGCTGCTAGCTGATGCTGACCAACAGTCACGATCAGGGCTTCCGAAATCCTCTGGCAGCTCAGCCTCGGATTACAAGATAGATCCAGATAAGTTAGAAAAGACATACGCCGAAATACGGCGGAGAGAAAACGGCACCACGAATGCCGGCCCTACGCCGCAGGCCTCCCCGCCAAATCCTTCGTCCAAATGGGGCGAGGGTTGGGAGGTTTATGGGGATTGGTACGTCAAGGCTCTTCACGACGAGATGGATACCGTGACGCGCGTGAGGCTTTTCACCCCATTCGATGAGATTGAAGATTACCCGTCCTACGGTGTCGTCAATCCGAAGGACCAGACTTTCGGGCTTGAGGTGTTTGGCGGGTCTTTTGTAACGCTCAGCCCCTCAATGTACCTGGGCGGGAAGATGTACTGGCCTTTTTGCGAAAGCGACTTCAGCTCCGTCTCGGTGGACGGGTCGAAGGCGGTGCGTATGACTCCAGTCGAGAACCCGGGCTCCTGTAATTCCTTGGAAAAGAATGGGGTCGTGATACGGAAATTCATCACCGGATCGCAGGCCAAAGTTAGGATGCACTATGACGACGGCATGATTTCTCTAAAAGGGTTTGGTGCGGCATGGGATCGCGCCATGCAGCTTGGCGCGCAGTAGGATTGCAGGACTGGAGGAGAAAGAGTGTCACGCACATCGAAATTGATAGTCGTTTTGGCCGTGCTCATGATTGTCGGAGCATGGCTGGCGCCGAAGGAAACAGATAAACAAGCGGCCGAAAGAGCTGCCCGCAGCGACGAAGAGTCGCGGCAAGAAGCCGAGCGAGACGCCGATAAGGCGGAGAATCAGCGCGCCGAGCAGGAGAAATACACCGCAATTGCCGCAGCAAAGCGCGCCGTGACACAGCGCCTGAATGATCCCGATTCAGCAAAGTTCGGCAAAGTGGTGCGTCGACCGAGCGGCATCGTCTGCGGCTACGTAAATGCCAAGAACGCTATGGGCGGTTACGCAGGCGAGAAGGGCTTCATCGTGATGGCTGGGAAAGCCTGGCTAGAAACTGACTCCGCCGATTTTGGCGAAACATGGAACAAACACTGCGCCTCATAGCGCAATAGCACGCTAGAAACCCGGCCACCGCGCCGGGTTTTTTATTGCCTACGAAAGCCCGCTTAGTGCGGGCTTTGTCGTTTCTGGAGAAGCGCAATGACTGAAACAGCTCGCTTAGTAATTGCCGTAGATAGCACTCAGGCAAAGAAAGCGGAGCGCGACCTTGGGGCACTTGAACGGTCTGCTGGAAGTCTCGCATCCGGCATGAAGGGGCTTGTGGCGCCCGTACTGTCCGTTACCGGAGCAGTGGCAGGCCTTAGCAAAGCGCTGGAGGTGCAGCGGCAGTTTGACGTGTTGAATGCCGGTCTGATTACCGCGACTGGCGGAGCAGTCCAGGCGGCAGACGCCTTCGCCGCACTTCAAGATTTTGCGCGCAAGACCCCATACGATCTAAATCAGGCCGTCGAGGGATTCACCAAGCTCGTAAATTTAGGACTGACGCCTTCCGAAAGGGCGCTGACGTCCTACGGCAACACCGCTTCAGCCATGGGCAAAGACCTCAATCAAATGATTGAGGCGGTCGCCGATGCTGCAACGGGTGAGTTTGAGCGCCTAAAAGAGTTTGGCATTAAGGCAAAGGCCCAGGGCGATACAGTAAGCCTTACATTCCAGGGCGTTACTCAAACAATCGGCAGCAGCGCTGCCGACATCGAAAACTACCTTACTGGCCTGGGCAATAACCAATTTGCTGGCGCGATGGACCGTCGCGTGCAAACCCTAGACGGCGCCGTATCCAACTTGGGTGACACCTGGGACCAGACCTACCGACTCATAAATGAAGCTGGCCTTGGCGAGCTAATGGAGTCTTCGGTTCGATCAACGACAACCGCTCTAGATGAGCTGAACGCACAACTGGAATCAGGTCAGCTCCAGGCAAAACTTGACGCTGTCGCTGGCAAGTTCTCCGGCTGGGGCGGGGACATTTCCCAAACGCTCGACATCGTTGGCGACATCTTCGAGTCCGCCACCGGTCGCTGGGGTGCGCTCGTAGACAACAACGTCGACAACATGACATCGACGTTTGCCAACTTCCCTGAGAACGTCCGCGCATTCATCCAGCTGATGACCGTTGAGGTGCTGTCAGGTTTCGACAAGGTCACGGCGTACTCGGCAGCATTCAAGGATGGCATCAAGGCCATCTTTACCGACGACACGATGGAGGGCGTAGGGGCTCGGCTAGAGGCTGATCTTCAGCGCCTAAACGAGCTGCGCGATGACAGCATTGCATCAATCCTAGAGGAGCGCGACGCTGCGCTGACCTCATACAGCGACCAGATGTCAGCCGCGCAGGATCTGCGCAAGGTCTATGACGATGCGATGGAGCGATCCGCGCAAGCCACCGCAGATCGCCTGGCTAAGTTCAAGGCGCTCGGCAGTTCAGCCGGCGCAGCAGGGGATGCCGTCGAGAAGCTCGGCAAAAAGCTCAAGAATCTTGACGCTACAGGCCCTGGCGACGCGATCAATGACTACATCAAGCAGTTCGAAAAGCTCCACGACGAACTGAACCCTGCCGAAGTCGCGGCGCGCGAGTACGGCAAGCAGCAGGATCTGCTGAACGACATCATCGCGCGTGGTGGCGAGAATGCCGACAAGGCACGCGGCGACCTTGCCAAGCTGCGCGAGCAATACGAGGAGAACAATCAGGCCACCTCCGAATGGGCGCAATGGACCGAAGGCGCGCTAGACCGGGTTGACGGTGCATTCGCTGACGCCTGGCGCAACATCGGGGACGGGTTTGACGGGTTCCGCGACAGCCTCACCAATGCATTCAAGCAGATGCTGGCCGAACTGGCTCACATGGCCATTACCAAGCCGATCATCATGCAGATCGGCGCGGCGCTGGGGATCGGGGGCGGCACCCAGGGCAACAACGGCATTTGGGGCTCACTGCTTGGCGGCGGTTCTGGTGGCGGCGGCCTTGATTTCGGCAAGCTGCTCAACTACGGCCAGACTGCGTACAGCATGTTTACCGGCGTCGGCCCTGCTGTAATGGCGGGCTGGCAGTCCGGCGGCCTCACTGGAGCTATTCAGGGTGGCGCCGGTTACTACGGGAACATGCTGAGCGGCGCGGCTAGCACGGTAGGCTCGCTGTTCGGCTATGGTGGCGCTGCCGGGTCAATGGCTGCAGGATCAACAGCTGCAGGCTATACCGGTGCAGCGTATGCGAACTGGGCGGCCGGTGCCCAGGCTGGCGCAGGCGGGCTTTCTGCCATTGCCGGGAATCTCGGCGCTATCGCTGGCCCTATCGCCGGCCTGTACATGGCGATCAAGGGCTACGGCGCGATCTCTGACGGCTACGACTTCAAGCCCAAGGACTTCGACGACGAGTTTGCCGGTGTCCGCCTTGGCGCGAAGGTGATCAACGCCTACGAGAACGGTATCACCAAGGTTTTTGGCGATAGCAGCTTCCTCTCGAAGGCGCTGCGAATCCCGGTCGCCACCATCGGCGGACTGATGAGTTCGGTATTCGGAGGTGGCTGGGAAACCAAAAACTACGGCATGGCATTCTCTGTCGCCAATGGTGACTTCCTCGGCCAGTCCTACGAGGACCAGAAGAAGAAGGGCGGACTGTTCGGTTCCGACAAGAAGCGCACCAAATACCGCAACCTCGATCCTGAAACTGCTGCTGTGCTGCAGGAGACGTTCGACGCGACCGAATCTGGCGTCTCCGACCTCCTGGCCCGCATCGGCGTCTCGGTTACCGACGGCGCTTACGCTGGCCTGGAAATAGCGCGGCGCAAAATCTCCACAAAGGGCAAAACCGAGGAGGAGATCAGCGCGGCTATCGGGGAATGGTTCGAGTTCGCCGGTGATCGCATGATCGCGGAGATCGACAAGGGCATCGGCGGGTTCGGCTATTCGCTCGAAGAGCTGACCCAGCGCATCAACGTGTTCGAGGGCGTCAACGACTCGCTTGAGCTGATCAACGTCGCCGTGCTCGACCTGTCCGCGCACAGCATGGAGCTGGCCAACGGCATGGCCGAGGCGGCGGGGGGCATGGATGCCTTCTCGGCTGGGATTTCAGCCTACTACGGCTCGTTCTTCTCGGCTGCTGAGCAGCAGGACAAGGTGTTTGCCTCGCTTGTCGAGACGTTCGCGGAAGCGGAGCAGGTGCTGGCCGCATCCCGGCAGGACTATCGGGACATGGTGGAGGCCATCGACGTCACGACCGAATCGGGGCGCGAGCTGTTCGCCACGCTGATGGGTCTGTCGCAACAGGCCGCGCAGTATTACGACATTCTGGAAGCGCAGGCGGCTGAGGCCATCAACGCAGCCGGGAACGCCTTCAGCGGGCTACAGGCGGCTATCAACGCCGAGGTAGGGCAGCTTCAGACGCAGTATCAGGCGGCTCAGGCCAGCGCTAACGGGCTGCTGCAGCTCTCCAATTCCCTGCAGTCGGCGTTGCGCTCGATGCGGATGGACTCTGATGCCTTCGATCAGGCGCGCCGCAAACAGGCGCAGGCGCAGCTAACCGGCGCTCTGGCGTTCGGGCGTGCCGGGGGCGACCTGACCACGCTGGATCTGTCCGGCTCGCTGTCCGAGTTGGGCCGCGATAGCACGCAGTTCTACGGCACGTTCGAGGAATACGCCCGCGATTACTGGCGCACCGCTAACGATATCAACTCCCTTGATCAATTGACCGGCAAGCAGCTAAGCGTCGAGAAAAAGACGCTAGAGGCGATTGAAGGCCAGTTCGCGTACTTCGACCAGATGCTGCTCGATGCGCAAAACGAGCTGAACGCTCTGATGGGCATCGACACCAGCGTCATGTCCGTAGCTGCAGCGCTTGCCAACTTCAAGGTGGCAGTCGGTGCGGCAGAGACAGCCAAGAACGCAGCCGCACCGAAGACCGCCAAGCAAACCATCGCCGATACCTACGAAAGCGTCTTCGGCCGCGATGCGGGCTCCGGCGAGGTGAACTACTGGCTGCAGCGGATCGGAGAGGGCACGGCTACCGCGGGCAATCTGGCGGACCTGTTCAAGACCTCGGACGAGTACAAGAACGGTGGATTTGCAACTGGCGGCTATACCGGCGCGGGCGGCAAGTGGGAGCCGGCCGGCATCGTCCACAAGGGTGAGGTTGTCTGGTCGCAGTCCGACATTGCTAAGTGGGGCGGCGTCGGGGCGGTCGAGGCTATGCGCAAGAACGGCCCTGAGCTGGAAGTCACCGGCCCGTCGCGGATCTACAACGC